GTATAAGCATCTGTTCCTCCACCTGAAGGCAGAGGTATTGCTGGTGCAGTTCCTGATAAAGAAATTTCTTCTCTTATAATTTGTGTATTATTGTCATAGTTTACACCTGCTTTATAATTAGCACCTTGCAAATCTGCACCTTCTACCAAATTATCATTTATAAAGAATACTTCCTCACCAATTTCATAAGTTGCTCCTGCTGTTGTTCCAAGCTGTGCTCTTGTTACTGTTAAAGTATCCCCTGATATTGATGTAACTTGTACAACTTCATCTCCTATTGCTGCTAAGCATCCAGCAGTAAATATTGAGGCATCTTCAACAATAAATGATGTTGCTGTAGCTGCTGTTACTTTTGTTTTTATAGCTGTTTGTGTCCCTTCTGATGAGTAGTCAACCCAAGAAGTTTTAGCTTGTGTTGTTGGATTAATGTTTCCTAAGTTCACCAAATTAATATACAAAGGTGCTTTATTAGCATTTGTATAAGCTAAAGCTGGTGTTAAATCTTCCTTTTTCCCTGCGATTCTTTCAATTGTTATAATATCTGCCATTGTTTGTTCCTCCTATTTTTTTTCTAATTCTTCTTTTTTACTTATTAAAACCAATATTTTTGCCCTATTTTGTTGTGACGGCTTTTTCTTTAATTCTTCAATTTCTTGATTTATTTTTTCAAGTTCAGTTGCAGGAGTTGTTTTTGGTAGTCCTGGTGGAGTTGTTTGCCCTCCTGACACTCCTGGATTAAATAAATCTTTATATGTTTCTTGAAGTTTTGTAAGTTGTTCATCTAAACCTTCAATTTTATCATCTTTAAAGTTAATTTTTGAAAAGTCTATTTTTGACATTAATAAATCTCCATACTTAACTCCAGATAAAATTTTCCCTACTGCTAATTTTTTGATATTTTCTACTGTTCCACCTAAAACTAAACCTTGTTTTAAAGTGTCGTCATTAACATCTATACCTAACTTTTCTTTTAAATAGCCTTTCACCATTTCCTCAGATAATTTAGATTTTAATTCTTTGTTTCCTTCTACAAATGCTTTTACTTCATCTTCAGTAAGTGGAGTTTTTACTTCTTTTGTTTCAACCTTAGTTTCAACTTTACTAAAACCATTCTTACTTAAAAAGTCCTTATTTTCTTCTTTTTTTAAATAGTCAATTACTTCTTGTTCATTTTCTATCATTCTTTATTTCCTCCTTGTTTTACTGGTTCTGCCCAACATCTACATCCAAACTCTTGCCCTGGTAAAATATCCTCATCTACTCCAAAAATTTTTCCATCTTTTTCAACATGTTCCATTCTTACATAGTTATCTTCCATAGTTCTCCAGATATATTTTTCTATACCATTTTCAAGCCATAAATCTTGAAGTTGATTAGCATACAAGTTTCCTGCCTCATTTCTTGCCCAAAGTTCATTTCTTCTATTAGCCCATTTTTGAAGTTTATCAATATCATTAGCTCCTAAACTTTTTTTACTTTGTAACTGATCAATTAATGCTTTCATTTCTTTGTTTGGTGCATAATTAGCATTTAATTGACTTATAAGTTTATTAATATCAGTATTTGAAATGCTCCCATTTTTTAATTTTTCAAACCTAAAATTAATGGTACTATCAAAAGTTTTTAACAAATTTTGTATTTCTTTTTCTCTTGTTTTACCTAACTGATCCTTAAAAGTTTCTTTTATATTCTGTACCCTTAGATAGTTCTCCCTAATCCAATATTTTGCCCCTTTTAAATTAGTTTGTTTTAATTCTTCATCAGTTAAAGTTCTCCAACTCTTAAAAACCTCTTTGTTTGTAGCAATAGCAACATTCTTTAAATCTTCAATAATTTTCTTTTTTTCTTTATTATCAAAATCAACATCTGAAAAATCTTCCATTGTTGATTTTTTCATTTTTTTTAAAATTATCTTTGAATTTAGATTGAACACTCTTCGTAAAGTATTCTCAGCACTATGTGGGAAAAGGCTCTTTTTCTTACTCATTTAAACCTAACTCCTCCATTAATTCATCAGCTTGTTTTTTTATAAGACCTGCAACTCTTTCTTCTGTATCCAACTGTGATAATGTTTGTAATGCTTCTATTAATTTAGTTTTATATGCTAAATCACTTTTTAATCTTGTCATTTCTTCATCAATATCAACATCACCAATATTTACGTATTTAATTGCACTTTCTATGCTTAAAATTCCTGATGTTATTCCTTGAGCTGCTATTATTATTTTTTCTCCAACTCCAAGACTTAGAATATCCTTACCACTTATCGTGATATCTAATTCACTATTATGAATTATTGAATATCCCCATTTAACTATTTTTTCAAATCCTGAAAATACTCTATCCCTCTTAGTTATAACAGTTGATATAATTCTTTCTAAATCTCTTCTTTTCGCTTCCCCTGATGCAGCCGTTCCATTTTTATTAAGCCCAAATGCCTGTTCATTTGTTCCAGTTGCTATATATATCTGCTCAACAATTCCAGTTCTGTGTGTCTTCCATTCTTCTGTTTTAGTTTTTAGCTCAACCTGTTTAAGATCCTTGTCTTCTGGATCTACTATTATGACCCTATCATTTATTTTTACAGTTAAATTTCCCTCTTCATCATATTCTAAAGCTCCTTCTGGAACTTGAAGTAGAGGATTTGCAACTTTATCAAATGCCTGACTTGTTAAAGTATCTCCAACTACAAGTTCCCTGTTTAAGATAACTAAATCTTCAACATAATCACTTCTTTTGAATAGATTATGAACCTCTACAACTTGCCAGCCTTTATATACTTTTTTCCAGCCTTTACCATCTTTTGTTGCTCCATATTGAGTTAAGTCAACTTCATAGTCTATTTCCTCAAAATTTTGACCTGATATTTTGTACATTCTATATTCCGTACAGCCCTCACTATATATTTCAGCTTTTAAAGTTCTTTTTTCTTCAGTAAAAATTACATATTTTTCTATAATTTCCTCGCTTAAAATACTAGGTACTGTAAAATATTGATGAGGTGCAATTATATCTAAATATAGACTATTATCAACTATAAAGCCTTTTAATAAAAGTTTTCCTCCATAGCTTTGAATTGCTACTGCTTCTGATGTCTTATCTTGTAAATCAATTTTTTCTAATATATTCTTTTTCTCTTCTTCTAAATTTACAGTTGGTTCGCTATTAGAAGCAAATTCAGCATATAACTTAGTAATTGATCCTAAGATGTTATTTCCAACAATAAGATCTTTAAATGATTTTTCTCTTCTTACAATAGTATTTCCTTCTCTTACAAATTCATAGTATTTATTATTACTATCAATTACTCCCATGTATTCAAGTTTTACTCTGCTAAGAACTGCGTTATAAAAAACTTCTGAAGACTTGCCATCAAACAGCTTTTTATTTCTTTCATAGTTCTTATATATTTCACTGTTTTTTAGCTTTTTGTAGCCTTCATACATTGCTCCCATTTTTACTCCTTTAAAAGCCTTTTAAAAGCCTTTCAACTTTCATTCAATACTTTATACCTAAATTTATTTAAAATGTTTTTTGAAAGCCTATTGAACGATATTTTTTATATTAAATTCCTCTTGGTCTAACTAATTTTTTATTTTGTGAATTTCTTCTCTTTTTCAAATCATTTTCAAAAGCATAACGAGTAGCATCTATTGTGTGATTATCTTTATCAACAAGTCTTGGTATTGTTTCCCCGTATCTATCAATGTCATAATCAGCCACTTGAAATTCTCTTGCAATGTTTGGTGTCCTAGCTGGATCTATATATATTTCATTTTC